CGAGTTGTACACCTTGCTGGTCGTTGGAAGAAGTTTCAGTTCGCCTTTTGTCCACGGATCAACACCCTTACTCGCCCAAAACCGGTAATCCTGTGCGTCGCCAGTATCCGCATACTGCTGACCAGAACCCTTATGCCATGAGGCCTGCGCACGTCGCCACAACCCCTGAGGGCTGATCGCCGCTTCACCCGGCAACGCCGACTGATCAACCGAATCACGCACACGCGGCTCAAACGCACGACCAAACCGACCGGACTTCACATCCACCATGTATGCGTGACCAGCCAACGCGATCGGAAACACATCAGGGACAAGCGACGTAGAACCCTTACCCGTATAATACGAAGGGCCACCCGTATAGGGTGTCGTGAAATCAATCAGGCCGGTGACAGCCATCCGCTACTTCCTGATACGAAGCGGATATTGACGTGCAAGACGAGCAGCCTCAGCAGTCACACGATCTCGACGCAACCGCAACAGGTTCGTCACCGAGTTCCCCATCGCACCAGCAGGCACCTCATCAGCACGACGAGTGTCACCTTGCGACTCAATAAAGTTACGCTTCACCTCACGACCGGCAAGCAATCTGATCTGCGCACCCAACACCAACAAATCTTCCAGCTCGGCACCAGCCCCAACCGACGTGCCAGTAGTGGCTTCGCTCGTAAACGAACCATACGGAGCCTTATAGAGGACACGTACCGTACCGGAACGCACATCATCATCGAACGCCAACACGAACCCCGACGCAAAATCGGTGGTGGGCATATTGCGCATGAACCGCACATTCCGAATGATCGGATAATCGTCACTCAAATAGCGCAGGCGGGCCTCATAGAAATCAATCACGTCGGTAACACCAGTCAGGTTCACCATACGATCCGACCCGTTATACGACAGGTCAACCGTTTTCATCTGATACAGGCCGTTCACCGGGGATGACAGGTCTGCCAGTTCCGCGTTCAACGCTGTCAACACCATGCTCCGAGGGAACTTCGGGTTGACTGTGACCACCGCGCCGGACGTGTGAGACGCTGCGCTTGTTCCTCCGTATCCACGTTCGACGGTCAAAGTTTTGCTGGTCTGCGTTGCGTCCCAAATGTAAAACAGTTCCGAATCAATTTCGCATACGGTTTGTGCGCGAAGGCTACCTAGATCATAGGCGAGGCTAATCGTTGTGTCTGACGTGTTGAGAGACGCAGCAGTTTTGTTGCGTTCTTCAACGGTGCCAGCCAACAACGGTTGGATAACCCGATCGATAAGGTTGCCTGCGGTGGTCACTTAGCGGGCTTCTTCGGCTTCTTGCTAGGGGAACCGGGGGTGGTGATAACACCGGGGGGTGTCGGCTTCTTCGGGCCGATCGGCATAGGAGTCGGAGGCTTCGGCTTACCTTGCTTCTTCATCATTCCTTTTCTCCTGAACTCTTATCAGTATCCATGATCTTCGAAAGAACACCCGTACGATCCGGCGCACCGTACTCAGCCATACACGTTTCCTCAGACTCACCCTTTTCATGGGCGGGGCCTTCGGCGTGCTTCTTCATATATTTGCCACCGTACTGCATCACTTCCTCTTTCTCTTAGCGCGTTGCTGTTCAGACAAAGCGATAGCGACAGCCTGCTTACGAGACTTCACAACCGGCCCACCCTTACCAGAATGCAAAGTGCCAGCCTTGAACTCGCTCATCACCTTCTCAACCTTATTTTTCTTTTTCACTTGTTCCTCCCAGCCCAAGCGTTATCAATCAGATTTGGATACGGACGACCAGCCCGCTTCGCACGAGCTTGAGCAGCTTTCTTCTGAGCCGGACTCAAAGGCGACGACTTCTTATTCGGATTCGGCTGATCCCAAAACGCTTTCTTCACCATGCTCGACAACTCCAATACCGAGCCGAAGTTTTAGGGCCGGGATTATCGCAGTTATGACGCGCCCGAAAATTAGCGCGGCGACCCGGCTGATCCTTCTTGATTGTCATATTCGGATCACCAAACATGACCCGTTTCACCTGCTCACCAGCCGACACATACACGACAGACTTCTTGCGGCCATACCCCGGTTCGCCCTTACGGATAGGGCGAGGCGAATTCAACGCCACATTTTTCCCTTGATAGACAGCCATACGGGAAAGTATACCCCACAAGCAGGTCAAAGTTCGGTGACCAACCCGCACTCAAACAGATGCATCAACGTCGAAATCGGTACGTAAACCTCTTGATCTTTGACGAGTCGCAGATGGTATTGGCCAACATCGCAGACCGCACTCCTGAGTGCGCGAACCCGTACCTTCCTGCCGCCAGCGTCCAGCCAATCTCCTTGTGGGACGATCCCTCCGGGCGGGAACACTTCTAACAGTTGGCGGGCAGACCTATCCCACGTCCAATCAAGGGTGGCTTCGAACCGCATCTGTCGTTCCCATAGTGGGGGGCGACCTTTTCCGTATGCGTCACGCATCGCGTCCACGAGCTGATCATGTTTCGGAACGCACCAGTCACCTATCTCCTGAAAGTATTGGAGGGACGCTTTGCCCCAATCCCAATCCAACTGGTAGTCGAACAGGTTGGAGAACATGAGGTGGCCGGTGTGGGCGGGGGCGATCACCCGGTTACCGAGCGCGACGTTTTGGAGGGGGATCATGCCGAACCCCTCACCGCGGGTGGCGGAAACGAAACAGTCAGCAGACGCATAGAACCGGCGTTCATCTTCCACCGTCATCGTCTGTTTGATCACATGAATATTTGGGCCGAACTCATATGACTTCGGGTCGTCCAACAGGTCGGGGGTGCATTTGATGTAGAGGTCAGCGTCGGGCAGGTTCAGGTCACGGAACGCTTGAATGATCTGTCCGATACCTTTCCGTTTCCACCCTGACCCGCCCGTAACAAACCGAAACCGAGCGTTGTCTGGCATCTCGATAGGTGACCAGTCGTCATGGTTGATGCCCAACGGAACAACCGAAATGTTCTCGTGATATGGGGCGAACAGTTCGGCGTTATGGTCACACGGAACAATCACCTTGTCGAACATACGAATCGTGCGGGTGTATCGTTCCGGCACTTTCGTTGTTTCCCACATGGTGAGACAAGCGGTGCGTTGACCGTCATACCAGCCTTTCACCATGTCCGGGGGAACCGCATACACGGCAGAACCAGCCCGTTCATGCCACACCACATACTTCGATAACGCTTCCCGAAGGCACAAGATCATACGTCCGTAGCCGACGTGAGGTATCTCAACCCCAAACAGATGATAGTTGTTCACACGTGGCCGGACTCAACTTGGAATTCGGTTTTGGCGCGAGCCTCCACTTTGGCGGCACCATCAATCTTCTTCGGTTGCAACCCGTCGTTCCGCAGGCGTTTGTATGCGGCCATGTCTTTATCCCAACGGCGTTCCGTTTCGTTGATCTGATGCGACCTGTTCTTACGGTTCGGCATCGCATCCGACGACACAGCCACATGAGCGATCTTGCAACCGAAACAACCATCAACATCAAGGTTCGGGTGGGTTTCCCTATGTTTCACGTGATGTAACTCCCATATCCGGCTGCGGTCAGATCAGCGGCTTCGTCGCTCGTGATGTCGTACACGTGACCGCCATAGTAGGTGGTGGCAACCAACGTCATATCGGCTGGCTCGTTCTCAGTATACGTGCCGTCCAACAAGCGGAACACGTTACGCCCGCGAGGTAGCGATCCGTAGTGGCGTAACAGATTGTATGAGCGTCGAACTTGTGGGGTGCGCGGAATATCAACATCAAAATCGGAAAGCGCATGAAAGTTGTCGGTGGGTGGTTGAAAGGTGGGCATCATGTCACCGTATATCCTGCTGCCACAAGGTCAGCTTTTTCTTCTGCGGAAACGAAATGTTGATGCCCGCCATAATAAACCTTGTTGACGAGCGCAGGGTCAAGCGGGTCGGTGTTGGTGTAGGTGCCGTCGTTCAACCGGAAGATATTGCGGGCGCGACTGCCACGTTCCAGTTTGCCGAGGAACCATGCTGACGGGGCAGGGTCAGCGTATTCGGCCCACGGGAACTGGTCGTCGGCGGGCGGTCGGAACACAAACGACTTGACCCATGTCGCATTGCTTTGCGTACCTTGCCCGGTGCCGGTGGCGGTGGCAGTAAACCGGCGTGACCCGACAGCCGACGATGTTCCTTCACCTGTGCCGGTGGCGGTAACCAGAACAATCCGCAACCCGGTCGCCGCACTCGTACCAGCCCCGCTACCAGAAGCGTCTCTAAACCGCTTAGAAAGCCCTGTGGCGGTCGCTGAGCCGGTTCCCGCACCCGAAGCCTGCCGATTGTTGGATTTGCCACCAGAAGCCGTTTGAGAGCCAGTACCGGAACCTGTGGCGGTGCGAGGCGCAATATGTTTCCCGACCGCCGACTCAGTACCAGTCCCCGATCCGGAGATCGTGCGAGGCACAACCCGCAACCCGACCGCCGACTCGGTACCGGCCCCCGACCCTGAGGCGGTGCGCTGATGCAAGATAGAACCCGGCACCACATTCGGCGTAGCCGACGACGACCCCGTACCAGAGCCGGTAGCAGATCGGACAACAACCCGCACCCCAACAGCAGACTCCGTACCAGCACCCGACCCGGTAGCAGACCGAGCCAACACCTTGATACCAACAGCCGACTCGCTACCCGCACCCGACCCAGAAGCCGAAACAGGAACAGTATTGAACCCAACATAAAACCGTGGGCCGCCCGCAAACGCGAACGTAAAATCGGTGAGCTGATCTAAACGGGAGTCAGGCACCCCGCCCCCTTATCAGTCGAGCGACAACGTAAGGGAAGTGATCTGAAACGTATCGCCAGCAGTCACAGCAGCCGACGACGACAACGCACCAGTCCAAATACAATTACCAGCAGTCGAGTTATCCCACATCGACCAATGCGAATACGTTTCCGTCGTAGAAACATTCGTCCACTCAACCGTAGCCGACGCAGAAATACTGCCCGACGAAGCCGCCGAAAACGTCACAGCCTTACGAGTCGTTTCCGCAGCCGCGTTAGACGTACCCGCTTCCCCCGCATCCCCCAAATGCAACTTCAAATATACGCCAGAAGGAGCAGTCCACGACGCAGTACCCGTCGCATGATCCAGAATCTTCAACTCCGCGTAATTCGAAATACTCATGTCAATCCTCTAACGACGAAGGGTCGGGGCAAGGCACATTGTACCCTACCCCGACCCCTCAATTCGGAGTCACTCAGGCGAGCGACGAAGCCGACTCAACACGACGCAGCGAAGCCTCACGGAACCGCGAGTAACCGCCGAGCCAGTACCAACCAATCGGCTGCAAACGAGCCAACGTGTCAGTCACCGGGCCACGAACGATCTTCGGCACCGAGCCGTTACCATCCGTGATCGAGTGAGCCTTAGCGAGAGCCTGACGGCCCATGATGTGCGTGCAGTACACCTCAATCGTGCCGGTCGAACCGGAACCGTTCGAAGCGTTCTCAAACACCTTCGCACGCGGAGTCTCGATGAAACGGACACCTTCGAAGGCACCGATCTCACCGTTGTAAATCTCCATCGTGTCCTGATACACGTGCGGGTCACGCCACGACGCGGCACCGGTCTCACGACGAAGGTCGTACGACACGTCCGGGTGGATGAAGCCCATGTACAGGCCGTTGAACGAGGCAGCGTTCGCCTTACGCAACTGGGCGGTCACCTTGCGAATATCGTTCGCTTCGATGATGTCAGTAGCGGTGACGGTGGTACGGCTCGTCGGGGTGGACGAACCGCCACCGCCGTAGATCACGTTGGTTCCACCAGCAAGCACGTCACGGACGACCTGATCGATGGAGTCACCAGCGTTGTAGCCGACCACGTTCGCGGCCACCGTGTCAACGTCAAGGAACGAGGTTCCACGAAGCTTGGCGGTGGTGATAACTGCATTACCGTACTCAGCGAGAGTGACGGTGACCTGCGAATCCGACAGAGCGACCGCAGTCACATCGGTCGTTTCCGACAGGGTGGAAGTTGCTGCGCTCAGATCGTTGAAGATCGTGAACGTGACACCCGAACCGGGCATCGCTTGGGCGGTGGGCTGAACATCGGCAGCCTGATCGAAAAGCAGTTCGCTACGAAGCGCGAAGTACGCGAGCCGATCAAATGCAACCTGATCAACTGACACCGCAGAGGTATCGGTATAAGCCATTGGGGGTTACTCCTTGTTGTGGTTTCCCCCCAACCGGACGGTCAGAGGGAGGCTTGGGTTTGACGGATTTCGGCCAACAACGCCTCAACCTCAGAAGGCGACTTCGCCTTACCGATTCGAGTCACCCAATCCACCGGAGCTTCACCTGCCGTGTTGCCGGTCGCAGCCTGCGCAGTACGATCCCACGCTTTCGCTTCGGCAGCAGCCTGTGTAGCCCGCTGATCTTGGATGATTTGGGCTTCAATCGCTGCTTGCCTGATCGCGTCGGGTGTGAGGTCTCCGTCGTAACCCTTCATAAAGTATTTGGCGACGGGAAGGTTCGGATCAACTCCGGCTTCCACGAAAGCCAACTTTCGGGCGGCGGCAGAGGCTTCTTCGGCCTTTGCTTTCAGGGCAGCGTTTTCAGCTTCCAACTGCTTCATGCGCTCGCGAAGCGGATTGCGGTCAGAATGCTGACTTTCTTCGAAGTCCACGCTGTCGTCCATATGTACACTCCTTTGCCCAAGCCGACCACGGAGGCATGACCGGCTGCTGCTTACTCCCCTTGTGGGGGTTCCTGCCTATTGGCATCAGGTCAAGTATACACAACTGTTTGTCGTGTACAAGTATCTGTGCTTATTGGAGTCCGGTGACGGTGCCACCTTGACCGGCGAAACCGCCACCTTGTTCAAAGATGGCTTGCCGTTCGCGTTGCCTCTGTCGGATGCGCTGTTGGGCGGCGGCTGACTGTCCGAAGATTCCGGCGATCTGTTCGTCTTGTGCGATACCAGTTTCGGTGGTACCAGCCAACGGGCCGAATAGTTCTTGGCTGGCGGCGATTGTTTGGAATCCGGCTTGTGCTTCCTGCTGAGTGACCCCAGCGGTGGCGAGCTGTTCTGCTTGCATCGCCGTAATTTCCTGTCCGGCTTGCAACTGGGCTTGACCAGCGATCTGTGCTGATTGTGCCTGTCGAAGCAGATAGGGGGTGGTGCGTTCCGGGTCAATGAAGTAGGCGGCAAGTTCACCTTCGGATACTCCATAGAGGCGACGCATCTGGTTCACCACTTCCGGGTTTGACTGAGCAACCGCTGAGTAGCCTTCGTTGATACGAGATGACAGTTCCGCAACGGACACGTCGTTACCGATCAAGGTTGCGAGATCGTCCGGCTGATCAAACAGTTCCATAGGAATCGCAGCGGTACGCATCACCTGACGGTACGCGTTCTCCAAACCAATGTACTCAGCCTCAGACGGCACGTTCAACCCGGCAGCACGACGCATCCCAATACCCTTGAACCGGGTCTTGTATTCCTCGGTCTGTCGTATCTTCCCGATCAACATATCGGGCGACACCACATCTTCCTTGAACACCAAATCAGTTACAAACTGAGTGAGCGACCCTAAACCGTATTGAGTGAGCATGTTCTGGATGACACCGTTAGCGGATTCGCGTGCCTCTTGACGGGCCTGTTCAGCCTGAGCCGCCTGCTGTTCCTGCAAAAACTGCAAGTACGCATCCTGCGAACCTTGCTCGGCGGGAGTTTCCGCAACAGGAGCCTGCTCAGCGGGCGGCTGATCACCCAACAAATATGATCCGGCAGCAACACCCCGATCACGGCGACGACGCGCACGTTCCTCATTCTGACGTGCTTCCTCCTCAGCCTGCTGAGCCGTAATCTCACCGCGTGTCTGACGACCATAAATATCGAGAGCTTTCTTCTGCTCCCGTTCCGGCATATCCGCATAATCAATAGCCATCAGCCTGCTCCAAACATCCGGGCCAAATCATTAGCCACCTGATACGCCTTATTCCTCGCACTATCCGTAAACTCGTAACCGAACGACGGAGTAGTACGCAAATAATCAGCCCATTCACCAAACGACATCTGCGACTGCACACCCTTATCGTCCTTGATCGTAAACGCAGCCGCCCACTTCGGATCAGTAAAATCAACCTGCGACGACGGAATCTCCAAAATGTTCGATGCGACCTGCGCATACGGATCAGTCATCTGCTGGAACGTCAAACCACGATCAAACCCACCTGATAGCGACGGATACAGATTCTTGGAGAGGTCACGCACATACGCTTGGAACGAAGCCTCGTTCTCTTGGCCGGTCGCCAATTTAGAAATCCATTGGTTCGTCACCGTGTCCGACAACGGAATACCGTAGTTTGATGCGATCGCTTTCACGGTTTGCCCGTAATAGCCTTGACGCAACTGTGATACACCGGACTGGCTGCGCAACGCCTCCATGCCGACAGCGTTCGTCAACACTTCCTCAGACCAACCGAACTTCAACGAATCCTCAGCCAGCCGGGACAGCGACGCGTCGTCGATACGAAGTCCTAATGTGAGCGACTGGTT